ACCAAACCGTTAGCGGTCAGTTACCGAAACCAACACTGCTAACGAGGTGAAAAACAAATAGTTTGTCACCAGTGTTTGTTGCACAGTTCTGCACAACTTTCAATGACGGAGAATGCTTACTGATTGATTATTTTTGCAAACTAAAAAAGTAAGCAGATGAAATGATCAAACACATGTATGGAATCAGGACAATTTTCAAGAACGGAACCGATGAATGCAGCTGACAAGTCTGTTGCAATGTACTTTATGGATATATTCTTGCGCTTCACCCGTTTCCTAAAGTCGGATAGAGCGTCAATCCCCTTACCTTCACCTACATATATAATCCGACCACTTACCAAATCGACGACAATTGTTTTATACACATGCCCTTTCTTGACCGCAAATTCGTCGATACCGATACACTCAACTCCATCAAGGGAAGGAGGAGAATATCGTCTTTTCAAATGATTAGAATGTATCTCCTTAATGGTGTCCCAGCTAACACCCAATCTGGCTGCAGCATCTTTTAAGGTCATGGACCGTAACATATCTACCACGTATTTTGCAAAACGATGTGTATATGAGCAACCTCCAGTAGCGAATGGTATCTTCTCCTGCTGATCGTAATCGCAACCATCGCATTTGCACTTGTAGCGTTGAACTTTCATGCGTATGATGACTTTCTTGCCTCCTATAGGCAAGCCTAGAAAATCTCTTGTGCGGTATCCGTTCTTTATCAAATAACATTTTCCGCACTTCGGACATTCCTTTTGGCGTTTTTTGCTTTGCACATGAAGAATAATTGTATTACCTTTGTATTCCTCTCTTGTACATTCAAGGCTGTAAAGCCCCCATGCATGATATAGAAAACTGCTGTTCATTATTATATATTTGTTTGTGGTTATTCAAATATACAAAATGTTCAGCGGTTTTCTTTTGTTCTATACTGAATTTATCACTCGAAATGTCGGATGAACCGTAAGTTTGTACTTCGTAGCAGGACCACGTCCAGCCTTCTCAATATTTCCCTCCTTAACAGCGGCAGAAAGTAACCTTTTCATTGTACTATCACTGGGAGCTTTCGTAAGCCCCACCATAATCTCTGCCCTATTTGCCAAGGGATGATAACGTAAAAACTGTAATATTTCTATATCTATTGTCATATTCTTTATTTATTAATCGGCTCAAATCTACTCATTTTTTGCCAATATTCGGGTTTGTTTGAGCCGATTTGGTGTATATTTAACGGGATTTTGGTCCGATTCGATAAAAACATCTTGGAGAATAGACGAAACGGAAAAGATAAAACCAAACTAATAAAACTTCACCTGGAGGCACTTGTCATGCAAGTGAATGGTTTCCAATTTCAAGGCAAGGTATACAAATATCGGGGCAGCGGATATCCATCTTATACATTTTCTCCATCATTTTATACAAGCCTCACGTAATGATTTCCTTCATATAGATATTCCATCTTAACTTTGCTTGAAAAAAGAAAGATATGAAGAAAGTATTCAAATTGATTGGAGTATTGGTTGGAATTGGCATTATCGTTTGTGGCATCGCGTGGTGGTATTCTCGCACAAGCAACCCATGGAATGCTGCGACGATTGGAGACATTTCAGCTCCTGTTGGATATACCCGTGTAGACGGCAGTTATGCAGAGTTTATGCGCAGTTTGCCGCTGAAGAAACGTGGAAGCAAGGTGCAGCTCTATACGGGTGGTGATGCGCGGTTTCAGTTTCTCTCAACTGGCGTAATCGACATACCGATGCTCAGCAACTCGGAGCAGTGTGCTGATATGACCATGAGGCTAAGAGCAGAGTATCTGTTCAGTCGGGGACGTTACTCGGGAATACGTTTCCGTGATGTAAATGGCAACACATTGCAATATCATGGCGGATCATCGCGCAAAGCACTAGAAAAATTTTTGAAGAAAGCTTACGGTGTGTGCAGCACTTTATCTGTAAGCCATGAGACGACACCACGCAAGATAAGTGAGGTGCAGCCCGGTGACGTGCTCGTCTATCCTGCCCGCAAGTTAGAAGGTATGGGACATGCTCTGATTGTGATTGACGTGGCTCGTAACGGCAAAAAAGTCGCCATCATGTGTGCCGAGGGCAATACACCTACACGCGAATTGCATATTGTGAGAAATCCTTGCCCGATATCTAATCCTTGGTTCTTCTTCGATGGCGACGAGAAAATATTGTGGATATCACTGTTCCATTTTGGCAAAAACGAGTTAAGACATTATTAAGGGTAGTACCATACATCTCAGAATTTATAGAACCACCCTTAAACCATAAAAGAAAATCTGTAAATTTGCGTTGATAAACAAGATTACATTTATATAATAACTGCGTACAATTTGTTGAAACAATAATGGAAATACTCAAAATCTCTACATCCGTGGGCTTGTTTCGTGTTCCAACGGATGACATGGCTTATATAGAAGCCTCCGGCAACTACTGCGACGTATACCTTTTTAATGGTGAGTCGGTAACCATGACGTTTCAGCTGCACTACTTTGTTGAGGCACTTGAAAAGCTAAAACAGAACTTTTTCATGCGTGTCGGCAAGAGCCTGATAGTAAACAAAAATTTTGTTTACTCCATCAACATCACCAGCCAGGATTTGAAACTCATGGACCATCGTTTATACCAAGTGTTCAAGCTAAAGGCTTCAAAAGAGGCACTAAAAGAGTTGAAAACTATATTAGAACAAGAAAAATAAATGATTATGGGACATATAGAAGACCGCGAAATACAAGAGAAGCCTAAATTCATAATTGAGGATAATGATAACAATGCTGCTTCACAGGAGATACTTGAAGAACCCATTATTACTATTGAGAGTGGTGAGGATATAGAGAATACGCCTTCAACTACAACCATAAAGAAACGAAGCCGGCTACAGAAGTGGGGGCGAGGTATAATATGGTTTGTGGCTACCATCATACTTGTGCTTGGCTGTTACTGCGCCATACGCCTATACAACTACTATTATAATATAGGTGTGAGCGTTTCGCTTTCTCCGAAAGACAACATCAAGAAACTGGATAGCATGCAGACACCAAAGGGGGCTTCGGCAGTGGTGCTTAAAACAGACTCTGTACTCGGCGTGGCACTTGATATCTACGAACTACACAACGTGCGGGCAGAGCTGTCATTTCAAGAACCCGACACTGCCGATCATAGTGTGCTGCTATATACTCGTACTGCCGACTATACCTCTACGGGCAAATATATCGGTTCGCTGGTCATTGATGGTGAGGAGAAGCAGAGCGATGTATCGCGCCTCGGCTATTGTGCCATAGAGAAAGGCAATATGGTTATCGGCATTTCTCGCTTTGACGATATGCGTGAGCACATGATAGAGCGTGACGGCTCTTACTTTCGCCAGTTTGTGCTCGTTTCCAATGGCGAACTGCCACAGCGTTTTTCACTGCATGGCAAGGTGGAGCGTAAGGCTATCGCACGCACTGCAGACGACCGTATTTGCGTCATCGCAACCCGTCACCCCGAAACACTGTGGGACTTCGCCGATGCTTTGCGCGAATATGGCTATGTAGATGCTGTCTACCTTACCGGTGGCAACGAAAGCGGTTTCTACCGTGCTTCTGACGGCACCGCTTACTTCACGGAGAAAGCCGCAAAGTATCGTACGAATAAGCACCACGGTGTAGCTCCTTGGCTGGTGCTTAGGAAGCGATAATTGCCAAGATATACAATAAACCCGGCATCTTGTACAAGTCACCTCGGAAAGTTTCTCGGTTCAGGAAAGCCACACTACCTTTGCATTGTCAATAAGACATAAATCCGGCAAAACGAAATGTGCTCGTTTGGAAAAACGAAACGTATAAAAAACGGGAAAAACGAAACGTACTAAAGACTTCGCGCACACGACATTTAAAAGCAACAAAAAAGCAGTCCAAATCGGGCTGCTTTTATTGTTATTGAACGACAAGCAAATAGCGTTCAAACGATGTTCAAATCACGCTGCATTTGGCTTCACAAGCATCATGTCTTTGTAGCCAGCATCATAGTTTACATGTGCATTAAACTCAAAACGCTCACAACCTTCAAATGGATTGCCAAGCGCTTTGTTCTTGCCGAGCCATTCACAAAGCTCAATGATAGAGGACTTGTCAGAAGTGAAATAAATAAACGGCTTTCCTTTGAGCACATTCAATACATCAAGATAGTCGGACAAACGCCAGTACATTTTGTATGTTCCAACCTCTGTTGACAAATAAGGAGGGTCAACGATAAACACCACATTCGGCTCGTCTTTATACTTTTTGTACAGTTCACGATAGTCACACGACTCAATCGTCAAGCCTTCCAAATAGTCCTCGCTCGTCGGATAGTCATTCTTGCGAATGTTATTGTACAAGGTTTGTTTTTCCATCTCCTCGATGCTCAGTTTGTACTTCATCGAGAACATCACCGATGCCGAGATCGTTATAAAATCGATGTAGCCCACCGCTTGCTCCTCATGTCGCAAACGCTCAAGCACCTTCTCGCGCATCTTTCCACTTATCTGCTTGTGCTTTGGCAAGTCATCCACAATCTCACGCAAATCAGAGAGCAGCGCATTTGTCTGAGGTATGTGTGCCAGTCGCTCGCGATAGTTGTCGTAGTCGTTATACACCACAGTCGCGTCAGGACGCAAATGCTTTGTTATATGGGACAGCAAACCGCTTCCACCGAATAAATCCACAAACACAGTCTTGTCGTTGAACTGTGGCAAAATTCTGATATACTCCTTTGCAAACATGCGCTTCTGTCCGACAAATGGCAGTGGCGCAGCCATGTGCATTTTCCCTCTCATACGTTCAGCTCAAACCTTATGTTGTCCTCGCCGGCGAGCAGTCGTTCAGTGGGGTTAATGTTGTTTTCATAGATGTGTACGTTCGCCAAGTTCAGCGTGATCGACTTCAGTGGCAAGTCTATCTGACGAGCCATCAGATAAAGGTGGTAAATGTCCGAAGGCAGTCCGAGACTTGCGTCCGAGCTGCGCTGATATGCCGATACCACCAGTGTGCCATCCTCTATCTGGAACTGCACAAGGCTCAGGCATGGTGCTTGGTTGCTCTCGGCATCCGTTGCTCCGAGGAACAGCACATAGTTCTTGCTGTTACGCTTCTCCTTGTTTATGCGCTTGATGAGTGGCGGCAGCTTCTCCATGTAGGTCGGGTAACTGTTCACCAATGTCTGGCCGCAGTAGTCCCACCATGCGATGCCAGCCTCACGGTATCGCTCCACGTTGCGCTCGCCTTGCATAAATAGTTTCAGTTCCTCCTTCAGCTTTTTCCTGGCTATGCCATGGCTCTCGAAAATGTCGAGCAGGTCAGCCGGTGTGAACGTCAGCTGCTCGTTGAGCAAGTATTTTATCTTGCCTTTTTTGTTCTGTTGGGTCTTGCCTTCAGCAAGCACCTTCCCCAATAATAAATAGTATTTGTTCATTGCGTTTCCGTTTTGATACGGCAAAGTTACCACGCTTCCGCATCAATGAGTAACGCCATGAGCAAATCACACTGCAAGCCTTTTGCAGCACGTTTTCAAAAGCCTTGCGTTTTACCCCCCCCGAACACCTGGGCGCTGCACTCGCTTCCATACCGTTTGATGAGCGTGTACACCTTGCGCTCGCTCACATGGTAACGGTCGGCAAGCGTCGCCACGATATACGACACCTTGTCGCCGCCACCGAGCATCACCCGGTAGTCATTGTAGAGGTCTATATATTCCACATCCTCGATGCGTATTCCTGCCTGTTGTAGTCTTTTTAACGGCTCGCGGTTAAAATTCAGTATCTCAAAGACTTTCATTTTCAGCAATTTTATGTACCTTTGTATCGCCAATCACTTTATAACAACAAAAATGCTCACAGCGCGGCAGAGGGTATATGCCCCCGGTCGTGCGCTGTGAGCGTTGTTATAAAAGTGATTGGCGTTGCTTTTTAACAGGCCGGGGGCTTTTTTACTTCCTCCCCCGAGGGAAAGTTTCTCACGCTTCGTATTTGCTCAAATCAATGGCATCTTTCTTTTTCCATACATCGGTCAGCACATTCTGGATATACTTCACCGCTTTTGTGTAGAAGTCCGTCAAATCATCAAGTGTCTCAAACGTGCGGTACACTGGCTCCTCGTCCGTGCCGAACTTGAATGTCACTGGCAGCGTCTTTCCGTCCGTCTGCACAGCCAAATCGTATGCCGCCTTGTAGTTGTACTGGTTCTCCTGCGAAAGCCACACTGGGGCATTGTCATAGCTGAACCCCGACAATATAGCCGCGTCCGCTTGCTCGTTGTACCATGTTCTCACGAGGGTCTTTATCTCCTCGCCAGTCGGCTTATGAGCCAGTTCCGCTTCCATGTAGTCAGCGAAGCCGTCATCACGCTCCTGCACGTCCCAACGGACGCGCCATTTGTTCTTTACGGGGTTCACGCATTCCAGCAGCTTCACCTCCGCATTTCCTTGTACTCTTTTCATCTTAGCTAAAAACGTATTTAGTTCGACCTTTGCCGAACACCTCCGTTTTGATCGTTGTCTCAAATGGGAAGCCGTCCGGCACTTCTCTAATCTGTGCGAGTATGTTCTTCATCTCCTCGCTGTTGGTGAAGAATTTCCGTGCCTCGCCGTTCACCTCGATGGACACGATGCAGCGGTCATCGCCCTGCTCCGTCTTTATGCCCGTCTCGAAGTCTTTCACCACGATGGGAATGTTCACCAACTCACGGATGCTCACGACAGTACCCGCGAAGCGCTTCTTGCCGTCCTCTGGCTTGTAAGCCACATTTAAGTCCTTAAAACTTTTCATTGTTTTGCCTGTTAATTTATTAAACAAATTGTTACAGTCGGCGTGCTTTGTCATCCCATAAAAGGATGCTGTCAGCTATCGCCTTCTTTTTCTCGATTTTACCTCGCACATCTTTCTTGCGAACTTCTGCTTGATGCGTTTCCTTAAACGCACATTGTTTGGCCGTATTACATAGCCCAGAAAGTCTATTCCCTCAGCAGTCGGGAACACCCTCTCATTGGGCTTTACCACCAAATCAATTTTCTGCAGCTGTTCATGTATGATGTCACGAATCATCCATAGTTCCGCTTTCGTTTTACCGAGTTCCACGCCGTCATCACAATATCTGTAAAAATAACGTACGCCGTACTTGTCCTTCAGATAATGGTCTAAGAAAACAGACAATAACAGATTCCCCGACCCTTGCGAGCTGCGCAGCCCGAAACTGATGCCCTCAGGCAGAAGGTGCAGAAAGTGCTCCAGCAGTCCTAACAGCACCTCGTCCTTGAACACCCTGCGGTAACACCACATTACAAAATCCGGCTTCACGTTGTCATAGAACCGCCTCACGTCAAACTTATAGCAGTATGTCGTTCCCTCTGGGTCTGCATTCAGATCTCGTTGTATGCACTTCATCAAGTCGTGCGTGCCACGTCCCTTGATGCTCGCCCCCGTAGTTCGTATGAAACGCTTGTGCAGATGTGCGTCCACCACATTCATCACAGCATACACCGCTATGCGGTCTTTCATCGACAATATCTGCAGATGCCGTTCTTTACCATATTCACAGATGATGCGCTCATGATAGCCACCGAGCTTGAACGTACCGTTCTTCAGCTTTGCCGTCAGTTCCGCTATCACCTCGTCACGGTGCTCCAGCAGATAGCGACCTTGCCTGCACGTCTTTCGCTTCTTGCCCCGCAACACAGCGTCAAACGCCTCCGACATGTTGCCGTAGTCCGTCACCTCCTCCATGATGTAGCCTTCTCTGCGCATAGGGTTCTCTGTTCCTCGTTTACGGAAGATATGGGCCTTCCTTTCCCCGGGCCAAACTTCTTCGAACCGTTACCGGCCTACCAAACTCTATTGCCAGACACTTGATTTTTCAGCTTTCTGCCATGGAGCAGGATTGCTGTGGCTCGTTTCCCTCGGCACCACATCGGGGAGCACGTCCCCATCGTTGTACGCCGATTCTTTTGATTTCCAGGCGCGAGCCGACATTCGCATTCGCATTCGAGGCATCGTTATTCGCATTCGCATTCGAGACACCGCCATTCGCGTTCGCATTGTTGTACCCGCGATAGACCACACGGCCTATGGGAAACTCTACCAAGATGCAAAGTTACTCATATTCCCGCCAACTCAAGCGATTATACTCTAAATCAGTTGCAAAGCGACAATATTTCAACGAAAACCGCAGCACCACCAGGTTCCCGCGAAATTTCTAAAATTTTTCGACCGGCTTACGCCGGTGATGCCACGTCCTTCGTTTTGTCGCTTCGCGCGCTTCGCGTTACGCAACCTCGACTATCGCCTTATACGCAGCCACGCTTTGCGCCATCACGATCTTGCCGCGGAAGGCCAGGCGCGAGCCGACAAACGCACTCGCACCCGAGGCATCGTTAAACGCATACGCATTCGAGACACCGCCATACGCGTACGCATTGTAGTACCCGCGATAGACCACACGGCCTGATGCCGAGCTGAACCAGTATTTGTCAGAATAGTAAGTGCTGCTCGATCCGCTCACGGCACCAACTGGCACAACGGCCATCCATTTGCCATGAGCCACTGCCGTTATCCAAGAGTCACCATTTGTCGTACCCTTCACCATCATAATCGTACCGTCCGGCATCCAGATGCGCCACTTGCCCATATTGCCACTCGTGTTCGGTACGTCCACCCTGTCCATCATGTCGTATTTGTGACCGTAGATGTCCTCATACCCAAGACAACAGATATTGTTCACCTGCGTCACTTTCGCCGCACCATACTCGTCCTTCTCCACATACCAGGCATATTGATGTACCATATTGTCCACAAGACTGTTCGTCACATTCGGATTAATCCCCTTCGCCTCTTCGTAACCCACAGTGTCCTGCATGCCCCTCGATGCCGTACCGCCAGTCGTGCGTGTATTTGAGTGCGAACCTGCGCCACACTGCTCCTGCATGTTCTTTCGCCCATACTTTGCATAGCTCAGATTTGCGATGCGCCAGTGCATCAGCGGGTCTATCTGCTGCATACCTCTCTGCACGCTATAGTAGTGGAAGTCCGCCCATGTCATATTTGCAGTCGTAGAACCACCCGTTATGCAGGAACGCAGTTTTGTGCCAACCACCGAGCTGCCCGCCACACCACAAAGGTGCTCGTCGTTGGGCACCCAGTCAGGCTCCATGTCTTCAATCTTCTCGCTGTTGCTCAACACCACCTTGTCAAACTCAGCGGTGTTTAGTATAGAGAAGTAAAGTGCCACGGCTCCTTCCGGCACATCGCTTATCAGATACATGCCAGCCTCAAACTTGTTGCTCAGCGCAGACACGACTATGGACTGCAGCACTGCGCCTGTCTTGTCAACGAATACGCTGCCCACAAGATTCGTGCCTGGCACACTCGGGAAGCGTACACGCTTGTAGCCCTCCACACTCACCATACACACAGAGTACGAACTGTCATTACTGAAAGCGTTGTTTATCGTGTCCCTGCCGCTCATCACCTTTTTGCCGTTTGTATAGCCACCCTGCGTTCTCTTGATGTCCTCCAGCGTCAGCACTGTCGCCTCTGGAACTCTTGGCATGTGGGCTCTGTCTCTGAAACTGTAGCAGTCATAGTTCCTACCGTTCAGATAGTCATTCACACCCTTGCTCCAGAAGAACGGCTCCAGCATCATCCAGTCGCCCTCCGAGCCGTCAAGCTTTGCGGGGCTCCCGTCCGCATACTTGTTGCTGTCAGCATCGTCAAGCGGGTAGCATGTCATTTCGCCGTCCAAATTATTCATCACCGTATCAACACCGGCGATGGTAACGTTCCGGGTAGTTGCTTTCTTCGTCACCTTCGCCAATACTCTGTGACGGTTCTTCAATATCGCCGCCACATGGCCGCTCGGCTTGTAATCGTTGCCGTATTGGTAGCCCGTTTCGTTGTCAAGATTGCTGATACACACGTCGTCGGCAACGGTTTCCGCTCTCTCCAGCATCGTATATTCCGGCTGCACGATGTTCAGCTCCGGAAAGTGCTCCTTCAGCGCCTCATACTCCTCGTCCTCCTTATATTTCGTCAAGCGGTATGTTCCCACCAGTCGGCAGGTGTCCACGTTGCCGCCTTCCTCGTCCACGCCGCCCGTCCGCATCAGCGAAGTCAGCAGACTGCCGTCACCCTCCATGTCGATGCCCGTCACACGCAGATATTCGATGTTCGAACAGCGTTCAAACAGCGTTTGCCAGTCTATGCCAGGGCAGCTGTCAATAACGAGCTTCGTCACATTGGCCGTACCCTCGATGGTCAGTCCCTCCTCTTTCAGTTTCGGCAGATATTCCAGACGCAGAGTCGTCAGCGAGGCCGGCAGCACGAGGCTCTCTATCGGCGCACCCTTGGCCACAGTCACGCTCTTCACATTCGTGCCGCCCGCGTCGAGGCTCCTCAACAGCGTGTTCGTCGAGAAGTCCAGCGATGTCGAGTCCTGGCGGTTGCTTCTCGCCATAGTCTGCCCGTTCAGGTTCACCTCCCTCAGTTGTCTGCATCCTTGCGTCACAAGCCACCATGTAGTCGTCGAAGGCTGTGCCCCCCGCTTCACGCTGATGTCCAGTCGTCTCATCATCTTGCAGTTGCCCAACTCCAGGCCGTTCAGCAGATGTCCGGCAGCCCCCGTCAGGTCAAGCTCCAGGATCTTCGAAGCGCCAAACAGCAGCATCGGGTCGTTCAGTGCACGCTTGCCCGTCACCGAGAGCCTGCCCGTCTCGCCTCTCAGCAGCCTGCCAGTCTCGCCCTCCATATAGTCCTTTCCCGACAGACCGTAAGCGAAGTAGTATTCATCGCCCGACACGATGCGCATCACGTCTGCCGAATCCGACACCTCACGCGCCATATAGAAACCAGCCGAATCCGCACGGTAGGTACTTACACCGAATTTAGCGTCAAGCAGAGCGAAGCGGTTTGTAATGAAGTGGTCAAGCTGCATCTCGCGCGTACCGCTCAGCGCATACATGTAGTAGAACTTGTTCCCGTCCGTCGTCACGCCGTTTTCCGTCACTCTCACGCCCTTTGTCTCAGGCTTGATATATTTCATCTCGCCCGACTTGTTATACTCGCGGGCCGACCAGTTTTTCTGCATAGCCTCAAACGTGCCCTTCACCTTCTGGTTCGTCATCACACGGCGCAGTTCCTCAGCCATAGCCTTTATCTCCGCCTCGAAGTTGGCGATAAACAGACACCACATCCAAGAGTCATGACCCTCAAACACCCATTTCTTCTTCTCCGTGTCCCACGAATCCCTCATTATGTTGTAGGCATAAGCAAGCAGCGAGTCATTACGCTTGCCGAAGCAGGTGTCACCGTCATAGTAAGTCCACCACCATATATCCCCGTCCCAAGTGCAATGAATCGTGTTCTTCACAAACTGGTCTACATTGCCGCCATAGGTCACGATGATGTAATATGCAGTAATGTTCCGCACATCATGATGCTGTCCAAGCTCGTTCCTGAACTTTTCCGACTTCCATGTCTTGAGGTCTGTGTACGTCATGTCCGCACCCGAGGGCACACACGATTTCACCCAGCTCCACAGCTTCTTTATAGCCCCCTTCTGGTATTCTGAAGCGTTCTTCTCGCCCGCAGCCTCATCAGCACCGCTCCACAGCGTGTCCTTCGGATAGTTGAACTCAAGCGAGCTCTCAAACTCCGCATCTAGTTGCGCGTCGAGGTCATCGTCCACCTGAAAGTTACACAGTTTCTTGCCGTTGTCCAGGAACTCTATGGCTATATGCTTCCCCTTGTCCGTCAGACCCATCACATCATACCAGTCACTCTTGTCATTGTTCATCTGGTACTGTCCGTAGTACGTAGGGTTCGAGTCGTCAGAACTGGTCGTCGCGAATATGTCGCAAGGATAGCCGTATATCGCCGTGCGTATCGTCGGGTCTTGCTGCTGTGGCGGAGTAGGCGATATTTCCTTCATCACGTCATTGAACACTATTGCCATGCCCGTGTTTGTCTTCATCGACGAATCCGAGAAGTCAGCCTTTGCACAGTTCACCTTACACGGCTTCGTGTCACCCTTGAACAGTGGCAGCTTGTTCACATCCTGCTTCACGCCGTTTATCCACATCTCCGGTGCCAGACCCGCCTTCATGCACTTCATCCAGTAGAAGCGGTAGTTCTTCACCGGATACTTCGTAGATGAAGTACCCTGAATACGTATCATGATGTTCGTGAAGCGTATCACGTCACCCCACGATGTGTATATCACCAGCTCATCCACATGGAAGTTCTGCTTCTTGTTCTTGCAGGCGTTCACGTCGTCAAGACCGCTGCCCGAGTCCTCCGTGCGCACGATCTTTATCACAGCCCTGCCCTTGGCCATTATCTTGTCCATGTCTATTTCGCCCGTCTCCGGGTTAAGCACATCGTTGTAGGCATACCGCTCCGCCATCTCCTCTGCATTGTCGCTGCCCACCGTATGGTTGTCCACCACCTCGTCGTCAGTCAGAGGGCGCGAATACGCAAACACCTTGTATACCCTCACGTCAGCACCGTCCGAGCTTATGCTGATACCCTGCGGAGCGTCCTGTTTGAAGTTGTCGTCATCCTGATAGCACATCGCCGACACGCGGTCACCGTTCATATACAGCTCCATGAGCGAGCCGTCGGCACGCTTGCCCACGTTGAAGACAAAGCGCACACGCTTGCTCTCCGCATAGTTCTGCTTCACGCCCACCGGCGTCTTCGTCACAATCGGCAGACCCGTCTCCGGGTCTCTGTTCTCCTCGTCCTCATGGTCCTTCGTCGAGCCGCTGTAGAGCATGGCGCTGTCCGCCGTAATGCGGAAGCCCTTCGCATCGTTCTACATGCAGTCCACCACCACCGAGCTGCGGTCCGACACGTTGTTCACCTCCATGTCTATCTCTACAGACATGCCTCCGCGCTTCACGTCTTGCATAAAAGGCTTAAAGTCAATCACTGCCTTCGCACCGTTCTTCAGCACCAGAGCCTCGCCGTCCCAGCCGCTCGTCTGCCAGTCCACGCCCTCAAAGGTCGTACCATGTTCACCGTAGGCCCACAGCTTTCGTGCCTCAGGGCTTTCCGAGTTCGAGCGTCCCGCAGCGGTCAGCTTCAGCTCCAGCCCCTGCGTCGCCTCGCCTATGTCCAGACCGCTCGACGCCACATCCACAACCGTCTCCAACGCAGCCTTGCCGCACTCCAGCTTCAGTCTCGTCTCGCCCTGCTCCATGAAGCGCTCCATATATGTCTGCCGACCGCGGCCCACGCTGTATGTCTTCTTCGTTTCCTTGCCAGTGGGCGAAGTCTGCGTCTCCGTCACCACCGCCGGAACCTCCGTCGGGTCGTATGCCGCATACTCAAACTCCAGCCTCTCATACTGCTGCGCCGACAGACGCGCACTCAGAGGCATCTCCCCAAGCACCACCTCGCCGTTCTTGTTTACATATTTCATGCCCACCCAAGGGCTTCTCTCGCCGCCCTTCAGCAGGTCTATCCATATCGCATCAGACTTCAGGCCATCTCTCTCCGCAACCAGCTGCACCGTGTGCCTGCCTGCCGCCAGCGTATTGGCAGCTATCGTGAACGCATCGCGAGTCGTGCCCGCCTTGCTCACGTCCTTGGTCGTAGGCACACCATTGCCGTCAACATACATCGACACCGTTCTGCGCCCAGAGCCCGTCAGAGTGAACGGGATGCTTATCGTCTCCCCGTCCTCATAGCCGCCCTTCTGCATCGCTGTGCCCATGTCATAGTCCGACGTCAGTTTTATGCCTACCACCGTCACCATCGCATAAGCCTGCTTTGTCTGCTTCTCGCCCTCAGCGGTCGTACATTCAGCCCTCACATACACATCCACATTTCCCGCCACCGACATATATGCCGAGAGGTCTGCCGTATAAGTGCCCCTCGACACGTTGCGCAGCTCCTGCGTCCAAAGCGTCGTTGTGCCCAGCTTCACGCTGATGCTCACCGTTGCGTTCACACCGTCGCTCTCGCCCTCAGCGTTCACATGGTCGTAGGTCCAGGTCAGCAACGCCGAGCCGCCCTCTTTCACAAGCTCCGGAGCCACCTTTGCCGTCACCAGTATGCGGCTTGCCGACGATGTGCCACCACCGCCACCCGCAGGTAGCTTGGCAGGCGTACCTATCGCCTCACCCTTCGTGTCGTAAGCATACAGATAGTTGTCATCACCGTCAGGAACTACCTCTATCGAACCCAGCGTATGCGCCTCCAGCTCCTTCAACTTTGTCGCCACCACACCGTTCTGTATGGCGTTTGTGCTCTCCTCGTCAAGACTCGTGTCCACCTCCGGCACGTCCACCGTCAGGCTGATATTACCAGCATCATCAGCCTCGTTCTTCACACCATTCAGTGTCACACTCTTCACCTTGCCACCACCGCCGAAGTCGCTCCAGCTTGCAGTTTCCTCCCAACTTTCCGTTGTCGTTCCCGTAAACTGTTTGGTCTCCCATTTTCCAGGTTCCGTCTCGTAGCTTACGCAACGTCCCCTCTTCCGTTCCTTCGCATCCACAGCTTTTATCGCCGTAGCCAAGGTGTAGTATTCGCCGTCCTTCAGCGGTTTCTTCTCCGTCACGTTGTACGTGTTGCCGCCGCTCTTTTCCTCTATGGCCGTGCGCAGTTTCTCATCGGCAGCAGTTCTCGCCTCTGTCTCATTGGCTATGGATTTTGTGTTGGAGCTTATGGCTTCGCTCAGTGCATTGTCAGCCTTCTCTCGTTCCGTGGCCTCCTTGCTCGTGTCCGATGACAGCTTCACCACCCAAGTTTTCACCGTTTCGGGTATGTCCTCCGTCCAGTCCGTCCATGTCCCCTGCTCGTTCGTCAGGTGTGCCGAGTTGATGTTGTATGAGCGGAAGTATCTGTATATCGCCTTGTCATTGTGCCCGCTAAAGTTCAGTTTGCCCTCCGTGTTCATGCTGTAGTGCGTTGTCAGCACCTCCGTTAGTTGGTGCAGCATCGAGTCCGAGAGCACGTCCACCACGCCCACGTTCGCTCCTCTATAGGTCAGCGTCCAGCGCGAGTGCAGTGCATCCATCACCATCTTCCTCGCTTCCGACGTACTGCCAGGCATGGCGTCTAAGTTAGCCACATCTATGCTGCCTACTACTCCCTCCGCAAGCGTCCGCAGTTCCGCGTCAGCGTTGGTTCTCGCAGTCTGCTCTGCCGCCACTTGCTTCTGCAGCTCCGTGTCTGCTGCTGCGCGTGTGGCCGCCTCTTCCTCTATCTTCGCCTTCAGTTCGTATATGTTGCCGATGTTGCCCATCTTCAGCCATCCCGGCTTCTGCCAGGCGTATATGTCGCCGTTCTCCGCGCTCGTCTTGTCTGCCTCGTTGTATAGGCTTACCAACTGGCCATAGCGCAGCGCTTTGCCGTTCGTCCCCATGGGGGCCGTGTCGGCCTCCATCTGCGCCTTAGTCTGGTACACCTTTCTTATGCCCAGTCCGTCCGCGCTCTGTTCCATCTCGGCTATGTAGGCCAGCGTGTCGGCATGCAGGCCGCCCACCTCCTCGGGGCTGATGCTGTCCGTCTCCGTCTTGCTCCTCAGTTCCGAGGCGCGTTTCTGTAAGTTGTATATAGTTTCCATAATTTGTTGTTATTTGGGTAGGTCGAAAATTATTTTTACGGGCAACACTATGGGTCTGTCCACATCGTCGAAGGGCAAGGTTATGTCTGCACACACCTCGCCCTCAAATGCATAGAGGGCAAAGCTGGCCACCCCATTCTCTGTTTGCACATAAGCCTTGCTGGGCGACACAAAGGCTTCCATAAATTTCTCTTCCGTGTGGAACAGATACATTCTTCCCGTCACATCGTCCGTATTTTGGCTTTTTATGTCCACCTTAACGCGGTACACATCCGATAGCTCCTTCACCATAACTCTTCCCGTATAACCATTTCTGAACGTCACGTTCAGTTGCCTGTAGCTTGGCTCGTCAGCTATGTCGATGGCCTTCCTCACCAAGTCTTTCATCACTGGCAGGTCGTTTATGTTGTAGCTCTCCGTCGCGCCGCTTTTGTCCGTGCTTATGTAGCCCTTCGTTTCCACGGCACAGGCTCTTGTCTGCCCGTCCTCAAATGTGCGGCTGTCCGTTTCTGTCCGTTTTATGCAGAGGTATATCGGGTCTGCCCAAGTCTGGAGCACTATGGTCGCCTCGTCCCATGCCACAAACTCGCCGTCCACCACAGCCACGCCGCCATGTATCTTGCCCGTTGTTGTGCTCTTGTCCACATCCACCGACACAACCTCGGCCGACACATCTGCCAGCAAATATGCCTTCACGCCGCCCGTCAGCGTCTCCAGCAGTCGTTTCATACTCGTCACGTCGTTCTCCTGCAGCGTTTCCAGGTCGTCCACATACACGGGCTGTCCGCCCTCGTTGAATTTCAGTCTATTCATAGTCGTATAGTTCTATGCGGTACGTCCGTCCCGCAGGTTTGTAATAACTTAGCAAATTCCGTATCTCTCGTAGGTTCCTGCCGCCATATTTGTCCTCCTCGGCATCCATAGACGTGCAGAGGAATGTCGGAACCCACACCACAAAACTCTCGCGGTACGAACATTCGCCCCGCCTTTTCAGCGTCACGTCTTTCTCCGTCCGTCGGTACAGATAGTTGTCTTTCTGTCTCTCCTCGCGCTGGTGCCAGAATAGCGAGTCCTCCGCCTCCGCGCTCTCTATCCTTATCTGTTGTTCTTTCAGGTAGAAGGCATCGTTCAGCGCCTTTTCCATGTACATCACGTTGGCCGTAGTCCCCAGTCGTCGGGCAGCGTTCTTGCGCCTTTCCGTCAACTGCTCATATATATACCTCACGGGCAGCATCAGCACCTTCAACAGCGCCACCGTCAGCCCGCCTCTCATCACTGGTGGCAGCAGCTGCACCGCCAGTTTCACCATGTCAACTTTCCACCACATACGTCATCGAGTTTTCAAGTCCTTCCACCGTCAGGCTGCCGCCTGCCGCCGTATAGTTGTTCCCCTTTATCGTGGTCCACGCAGTCCCCGTCGCCGCCATGTATTGGCAGTCGCCCAGCTCCACGTCCTCCACGCCTTCCACCGCCTGTATCGCGTCCGTCAGCCGCGTTTTGTTGAACGTTCCGCCATAAACAATGTTTTTCAGGTACGCCTTTATCGCCTCGTCCACGGCTCGCGATCCGTCCGATATGCGTCTTCCGTCCGTGTCCATCACCAACGGATCCACCCATATCCGTGCCTTCACCATCAGTCGGTCGGCCTTCTGCGAACGGATGTTCAGCACCACGCCAGCTATTTTTACGCGGTTCATATACTGTTTGAACGCTGTTAAAACTCCATCCTCAAGCGGCTCTGGCTGTCCGCCTTTCTCGCCGCTCGCCAGTATTTCCACGCTCGTGCCTCTGTCCCTCACCGCCACATACTTCACCACCTGCTTCGCCTCGTCCTCCGTGGCATATCCGTATTGCTGTGTCGCCTCGTCCAGCACCAGCGCGTCGCCGTATTGGAATGCTCTCGCCACCTTGTAGTACCATGGCACGCTCGCCACCACGGCACTCGCCATCCGAGCTTCCACGTCCTGCACCCATCTCTCGGTCAGCACCTCCACCACATGGCAGCAGGCAGCCACCACCCACAATAGGACGTTCTCCACGCTCACGTCCGAGAATGTCCCGCCCCACGTCGCGCCGCTTTTCAGCCCGTAGCGCTCTCTTATCGTAGCGTCTGCCATGAAGGCGTCTGTCATCGTTTTCTTTATCTCTGCCGTTGTCCTTGCCATGTCCCTCGTTTTTCGTTACATGTATTCCTTCGTAAACTCCTCACTGAATATTCGCAGCCTTGTGCCGCTTTCGTCTCTCACAGTCGCCGGGCTCACCTCGTGCGCCTTGCAGTAGCTTGCCATCACGCGGTTCGTCTTCACCGCCTCGGGCAGCCGCAGCCGCATACCAGCCTCCAGTTCGTCCGTCAAACTCATGCCGTTCTCCATCGCTATGTCCAGGGCCGTCTCCCATGTCCCATGCTCCTGCACCGCTATGTCAGCCAGCGTCTGCCCGTCTCTCACCGTTACTTCCATAAGCCTACACCTTTTTCCAACCAAATGTAACGAACCACACAATGCCACACACTGCGCACAACAGCACACCTCCCGCCAACCACACATACCATGGCACACCCATTCGCATCTTTACGCTCTTCTCTGCCCAGTGTGTCAGCGCCTCGCTGCTCATCTGCGTGTTCGCCCCCTTCTGCGTCTCCTCGTGTCGGCTCTCGTTCGCTGTGTCGCGGTTCTGCTCTCGGTTGCGCTCCGTGTTGCGGTAGTGTTCCCTCTTCACCACGTTGCCCGCCTGGTCTATCGTCAGCACCACTGAGTCTTTCACCACCGTCGAGTCCTTCACCCTCGTTTCGTAGCGTATCACCACAGAGTCCCTCGTCACCACCGAGTCTGTTATCGTCACCGAATCTTTCGCCACATGTGTTTCGCGCAGCTCACTCGTCCTTCTTGTCGTCGCGCAGCTCGCCATGAGCACCGCCGCCAACATCAGCCATAAATAGTGTTTCATGTCGCCATTCCGTTTTTATAGATTCTTGTATTCCTCCTTCGCATCAAAGCAGGGGCAAGCCTTTATCCACTCGTTCTTGGTTATCTTTCCGTCCCCATTCAGGTCGGGCGAGAAGTCCCTGTGTCCTTGTATCGTTGCCTTCGGGTATCGTCCCCTCAGCAACTTCAGCAGCACCCTCAGGCTCTTCTTCTGCGCCTCCGTGCGGTTGTCCGTCGGCTTCCCTGCGGCGTCTATGCCGCCTATGTACGCCACGTTTATCAACTTCGAGTTCCAGCCCTTCACGCCGTTGCTCACCTTATTCTCGTCCAGCATCTGGTGTATCACGCCGTCAGCGCTCACCACATAGTGGTAACCTGGGTTCTTCCATCCCTTGCGCTTGAACTCCATCTCCAGCCCCCTTATCGTTGTCTTCTGGCTGCTCGCCGTGCAGTGTACGGCTATGTATTTTATTTCTCTCATTTTTTCTTCATTTTGTCCAAGGCCGTTTCCACGTCCTCGGGTTTAACGTTCAGTTTGCTGGCAATCTCGCCCACCAGCGCTTTCTTCAGCAGTTGCAGGAAGGGCATGTTCGGGAAGCATATCAGCATACTTGCCGCAGTGCTCCACAGTTCAACCAATATGATGCAGATGCAGATCACGCTCGTCGACAGCCCGTTCCCCACGCCCAGCAACTTGTCTATCAGTATAAACAGCAGGATCACCGAACCATACACCGCCAACTTCGACAGCGAGTCTCTCATCAGCTCGCTCTTCGTGAATCGTCCCTGCTTCACGCTCGATGCTATGCCCCATGCTGCGTCCATCACCACCGCCGCCACAGTAAAGCCCACCATCGTCTCATACCCCGCCAGAAAGTTCGCCACAATCAGCCCGGCGCACACCGCCCAGCCCCATGCAGTCGATAGCACCCCCTCCAGCTTGCTCATAAAATGTTCTACTATCATCTTTCCGTTTTCTATTGTTGTTAATAACTCGCCTCTATCTCCACGCCCGTCTCCGTTATCCGCACCTTCGCCACCGTCTGTCCGTCCATCTCCAGCTGCTCCTTTATCTCCGTGCGCCAGTATATCGGGTCGTTGTCCAGCAGCATGTCACTCAGCCCCACACCGGCCGATGGACGCTCCTTCAGCTCCCCCTTGTGCAGGGTCAGCAGCAGTGCCTGGTTCTGTCGTAGCGTGTCGCCTATGCCCATCCGTCCGTTCCTCACGGCTGGTTCCAGCACGTTTCGTTCTCCGTCCCATCGCAGTTCTATTCCTTTCATACTCTCCTCAGTGCTTTATCGTTTCGTCCTCATAGTCCCCTCGCTCAAAGCGGTTCGCCGCCTTCATCGGCTTCACCGTTGTAAACGTGCCTCCTGGATGCGCCACCGTCACCTGGTGCGTGTGTCCGTTGAAGGCGTCCACCAGCTCGTTTATCTTCGCCGTCAGCTCCTCTATGTTCACCAGTCCGCCAAGCATCCCGCCGTTCACCTCTATCCGCTCCACGCGGTCCACCTGCACCACCACCAGTTCCCTTAGGTCGCCGCTCAGGCTCCCCATCATCACCGCCGTTCCCACCTTCGGTGTCAACAGCATCCGCCCCTGGTCCTCCGTCTCCGATGCCTTCAGCCTCACCCCAGGCACGTCCACTTTGCCCACCGTCACCGTGCAGGTCTGCCCCTCCACGCTCTTCACTATGCCTTGATACAGCGTGGCCTCCTTTCCCGTCCCGCTCCCCTTCAGCAATTCGTGCAGCCTTCTGTATTCGTCCATACTCGCTCTCTTTCTCTCTTTCTTTTTAGCTCAACTTAAAACCTAACGTCACCTTCCGCTTGCCGCCATCCCGTCCAAACTCCGTCGTCACGGCCGCCACAAAGTACGTCCCGTCCTTATATTCGTAGTCACGGTCTCTTAGCACAGCGCTGTCCCCGGGCTTGCACATCGGCACCAACCAACCCGTTATGCTCCCCTCATACCCGTCAAAGCTCCGGCGCTTCACCTCCAGCTCGCCACGAGCCTTCATTGATGCTTCGTCACTCGTCGGACACTTTATTTCAATTTTGTCACCACCCGTGGTGCCTGTTTCTATTTCTTTGACTGTACCATCTGGCATGAGTGCCTTCACAACAACAAGCAGTCGTTTGTCTTTTGCTCGATGATAGGTTAGGTTTTCTTCCTCGACATTCAGCGAGAAGTCATAGAAACGATCTTCGCCAACTTTTTCGCCAGGAGGATGGATGTGCAGCACACCATCTTGCATATAGATGTCCGCGCCACTTTCCTCTTGCACCTTCTTCAACACATCGTAGCCAGTAGCATTGTTGATTACGAACTTGCTGTATGTCCATGAGTAGGAACACTCGATACTGCACCCGAGGCCACAACCATCAACAACCTTTGCAAGTAGATCTTTTAGCGTTACCTTCTGCAACACCTCGTTCGGTATGTCCTTCCTAAAAAGAAACAAGTCATCCTCACAAATGAGTTTTATATCTCCGCCATCAGTGGATATGCGTTGAAGCCAGCCTTCAAACTCCGTTTCAAGTCCTGTTTCCTCATATCCGAACTTTATGCACACCTTGTCACCTCGCTTCAGTTTATCCTCAATCTGCAGTGCCGCATTATATTCTGCTCCTGGCAGTGTTATGGTTGCGGTGTCGGCAAGCAGTTCTACACTTTTGTGTATCTCTATCTTGTCGAGCATCCCGATACGGTAGTCACCGATTGTTATGTCATAAGCCATCGTGTACATATTCATATTAGGCGTTTAGATCCTCACGGCTCAATAGCAACTTATAGATGTCGTCACTATATGCCTGGATGGTGTAGTTTTGGTTTGTTCTACCTGTAGTAAATGGTATGTCCCAACTCTCAATTGCCAGTTGGCTAATGCCAAATATCTCTAACAATGGGCACAGTACTTTCACATGTCCTGCTTCGCAAAAGTTCTTCAACCTTGTCACGTCAGCGTCAGGGTAGCTTCCATCCTCGCTCATTAGGATGCCTTCAATTCTGACCGTATAGTCGTCTTGTGTCCATCGTTCTTTGATGCTGCCTTTCACTTTTCCTTTTGACACTTGGCGACGTGTCAGAATATTCTGTCCGTTGATGCTTATCATCGGTTCCACCGGAAACAACCACTCCTCACTTCCTGCCTCTTCAAGTTGAAAGCGCAACGGCATCACCATGGGAATACCGAGGGCGTTTGTGCGGACCACATCCTCGAGTTCTTCTTCGGTGAACTTTGTCACATCAAACTCAGAACTATCGGGAATAGTCTTACCACCTTGTATGTAGCCGAGGTTCTTGCCGAAGAAATTGTTCTCACGGAACAGCCAATATGGTGGAACCTTGGTGAGTCCTGCCGCCCTCAACGCGAGGTTCTGTAGTATGAATTTGTTTGTCGTGCTCATCGGTCTGTACTTGTTGCGATTGACAATGCGCGGTTCATACACTGGAGTACTACACGCTCCAATTCTGCCGTATCGCTCTTGTCATTCATTGTTACCTGAATATTGTCGAAGAACTTGCCAATGGAGATGTTTATCGACGTGTTGCGTGTGCCGCCAGTTGCCAAGGCTTCAGCGGTTTTGCTTCCGCCCTTAGTACCTTTCCCTCCCTTGCCTCCAGAACCTCCTTTTCCTCCAGTGGCAGAGCCAAACGTAAACGAATTGTCGCTGCCCTTTACCCCAGGGGTGGATATTGCTGCTGACTTCTTCGACTTGTCTTTCGCACTCTCACGAACATAGTTGCGGTCGTATTCGTCCTTTACACCGTTTACGAGTTGCTTTGTCGCAGACAAGGCCTTTTCGGTACTTGATATGCCAGTAATGTCCTTCACACCTTGCACTGCACTATTCCATGCACCCTTGAAGTCACCGTCAAAGAGTTTTGCCATAGCGTCACCTATTTTGCCAATGCCACTGAGCAGCGTCTTAAAACGGTCTATCAAATAGTCCTTGATAATACCTCCGAGTCCTTTTATCACCGACCACATGGTAAGTAAGAAAGCACGGAATCCGGCAAACTTGTTCCAACAATACACGATGCCAGCCACTAAAGCAGCTACCGCAGTAATGACAATGCCGATGGGGTTGGCGTTGAGTGCCGCATTCAGCAACCACTGCACGCCCTCCCAAATTTTAGTCACGGCTGAAACAACTTTAACAGCCCCAATCATTCCCCACAAGGCTATCGTGTGAAGATTGAAAGCTATCGTGCCTACACCAACAACTATGGCAAGGTACCCGAGTTCCGTTTTCCACTGCATGATGAAATTGATAACACCAGCCACAACCGACAATATTTTCGACAGTGCAGTCGCTATCGGTGGCACTATCGCCATAAACACATCCATAAGTCCGCTGACGATTGGCTTCAGTTGTTCGAACATATCGACAGCCGATTGTCTGATATTACCCATCAGTGTCGAGAACTTGCCGCTGACGGTCTGACTCAGTTTATCGGACATTCCCTCGAAAGCACCGCCAGCACCCGTCGCATGGTTTATGGCTGCCGCCACAGCATCAAAACCGATTTGTCCCTTGCTCATCATGTCCTGCAGCTCTGCATAACTCTTACCAGTCATCTTCTGCAATTCCTTCAATGGGTTAAATCCAGCATTGATGAACTGCATCAAGTCCTGTCCTTGCATCTTTCCTGCGGATGCCACTTGGCCGAATACGAGCGAGAGTCCACCGAGCTTTTCCTTGTCACCCATGGCAATGTCGCCCAACTGCTTCAGGTATGGCACAACTTTCTGTGCATTAACGCCAAAGCCGAGCATCATCTTGGCATTGTTCTCAAGGTCGAGTGGTTCAAATGGTGTCTTTGCCGCAAACTTGTTGATGTCGTTCAGCATCTTTGCGGCCATAGTTTCGTTGCCTACAAGTGTCTTGAATGCCACCGATGTCTGCTCGGCTTGTGCGCCAATGGTGGTCAGTGCTCCCACTCCCGAAGCAATCAGCGTGTATGGGTTCATCAAGAAGTCCATACCAGGCAGCGAGGAGAGCGAGTTCTTGAAATTAGAGAAGGAGAAGGCTTCCCGAAGGCGATTACCCACGGATGTCGCCTTTCGGGATATGGTGTCCAGCTGCTCAGACGTGCGGCGTGCCACGCTCAACACATTGCCTTGATCTGCCTGTAGCTTTATTAGAAATTTAAGTACGCTGTCCATTTGCCTTTGCCTCTTCTTTTCTGATGTCTATTAAATACCGGATAGTCCACGCCCATTCCGCATCGGTCAAGGTGTCTGGGTCTAAGTGCATATAATATCTCAAAAGCGTATTCAGATAGAGAATATCATTTGCCCCGGCATCGTCGATTTCAGCCTCCTCTAAAGTTTTTTTATTTCGGCCTCCTTCACCTTCAGCACTTCATCCAATGTGTTGCAAGCTGCGAAGAAATAGTCATCGTTGGTCTTGATTTCCTCGTCACCTTCCACCCACAACTGGTTGAGTAGTGCGGTCTGCATCTTGATGGGATCCTTTTCCACACTCACATAGCTCAAGTCTCGACGGTTGGGCTTACGAATGATGCAGCTTTTACCCTGCGTTTCAATGAGGAATATCTCGCCGTGCTTGGCTTTAAGTTCTTCAATATGTTTTTCGGTTCTTTAATACTGTTCAATTACTCTTCAATCACTCGCTAAACGCTCTTCTTGTCCAAAAAGATAAACGGCAACGACTTCTCCTGGAATTTGTCGCCTTGCTTCCATTCTGTGTTGTCCTCCGTAAACTCTACGCCCATCAGCAGGTCGGTCGTGATCACGTCGCCCTTGCTCGGGTTCCCGTATGCCACTACAATGTCTATGCTGATGTCCAGTATGTCGCCGCCGCCAGCTGCACGCAGCGCCTCATATTCGCTCTGTGTCACCGTCAGCTCGCCGTCATACGTCTTGTTGCCTCGCTGTATGCTGTGCGGCTTGTTACCCTTCGCGTGCAGCACTTCTTTCTCCTGCTTCGACGAGTATTTCACGCCTCTTATCCCCGTCACTGGCCGTCCTGCCGCCACCACGTTCACATCGCTCCATTCATATTCTCTCGAGTTAAACATCTTTCTCCTCCTTTCTTCCTTAGCTGTTTGTTGTCACTTGGAACCCTAAGTTCACGTCCACATACCGCGCGTACCCATACGGGCGCACCTTCAGCGTCACTTTCACCGTGCTCGTCGCCAGCACGTTCTGCGTCTCGTCTATCACGCACACGCAGCCCTCACCGTCGCTCCCAGCGCTTAGCTCGCCGTTGGCGGTCATCTTGCGGTTCACTGCTGTCTCCACCGTCTGCTGCCAACTCTTCACCACGCCCGTGTCAAGCGTCCCGTCTTCGTTCACCTCCAGCTCGTCCAGCAGCATGTCTAGCAACGTGTCGTAGGCCGTTCGGTACGCTTTGTCTATCACTCTTCGGTGGGCAAAATGCGCGTAGTCGCCAGTCGGGTCGCAGGCCAGGATGTCGTCGGCCCAGTAGTAGCCGCTTCTGCCCACATACTTGCGCGCCACCAGGTAGCCTTTCTCGTACAGCTTTCTCACGCTCTCGCTCGCTTCCTCGGTTTTCTTCTCGCCAACGTACATCTCCAGCGGCTTCAGGCTTCCGTCCTTCACTCTGCCTATGTTCCGCTGCACGCTCACGCTGGCTGCTCTGCCAAGTAGCGTGCCTATGCACGCGCCGTTCGTGCCTGCCTGCGTGTCGCTCACCACTATGCCCACTCTGTCCCACGATTCTTTCGTCAAGTCACGCAGGTCGGTGTTCTCCGTGTAGTTCCTGCCTTCCAGCAGCGTCACCATCGGCGCGTACAGCTCTGTCGTAGCCCATTCGCCCAACTGCTGCGCCTTCGCAGCGGCTGTCAGCACGTCCTTTGCCACGCCCTCCTGGCTCGTGCCCGTTTCCAGCGTGTTCACGTTGGCCACGCCCACGCCTCTCAACGCGCCGTTCTCTTTCTCCACAAGCCAGCGCACGCTGCCCGCTGCGGTCTTCGTGTAGTCCAGCAGGGCGGTCATCGTGGTCGTCGGACTCACACCCATCACTACGAGTTTTACCCCTGCACCCGCTTCGTCGTAGAACTCTGACAGATGCTTCCACAACACGGCGTTGTTCTCTTCTGTCACGCCCAGCGACTGCACGCTGTCCATGCTCGTCACCTCATACGCCGTATTCAGCGCAAAGGTGCTCGCAACGGCGGCGGCACCGCACACCAGGGCAAACAGCCCGTCGGGACTGTCGCCCACGGTGCCCAGCTGCCCCGTCAGAAATTGTATCTTTACTCTCGGTAGTTGCATAAGCTATCTTCCCTTTGGTTCGTTTACGCTGCTGTGTCCTCTGTGATAAGGTACACGCCTTTCTTGTCGTAGCGGCGCGGACTGCCACCCACTCTTACAAGGAAGGAGTATATGTCGCCGTAATACTGGGGGTCGTCCTCGTTCGAGAACATCTTCACCTCGCCCAAGGCGCGGCTCACGCACTGTTGCTGCCAGGCAAGGCCAGCTGCAAGCTCAGTCGCTTCGCCTTCCTCTTCCCATTTTATTACAGTCTTCCCGTCTGCCTTCACTCTCAGCACCTGCGAGCGCTGCATAATGCTGAACCCGAAGAGTTGCCCCATCACGCCCTTGCTCACGTTTGCCAAGGCTTGGAAGGCCGAGAGTTCCTTGTCGGTCAAGTCGTCCAATAGGTCGGCATACTGCACGGCGTCGAGCAACATGTAGCGGCCCTCTGCTGGCACGTCGTCCATGTTCATCTTCACCATCGCCTCCATCACCACGTCTTTCGTAAACTTCTTGCGCTTGCCCGTGGCCGTTTCCGAGGTGTGAGCCGCTCTTGACTCGCCGCTCGTTGCCAAGGTGTTTGCGCCCTTCGCCCAGCGGTAGAGCAGGTTCTGCGCTGCCACCTTCTGCAACTGCTGGCGGTCGTTGCTCAACACACTGTTGCGCTTGTCGTAGCTCAGCTCCACAGTGTCAATGTTCGGTATGTAGATGGGGTTCGTGGTCAGCTCGTCCATGTCGTAGGTCAGTTCGTTGTCCGTACGCTGGTTTACGCTTGCTGGTTTCGATGTGCGGTTTATCACCACGCCCGACGGGGCACCCGCGTTTGGTATGTGTACGGTCTTGTAGCTCACAAAGGTTGAGTCGTCAATACTCTTCGAGGCAAACGAGTTGTCGGGGTAGAAGTTCTCGACAATCGTGTTCAGCCAAATTTGTTTGTTTAGTGCCATTTCTCTTTCTCCTTTTTCTTTTGGTTCTTTACTCTGTTAGTTGTTGTAGTCCACACCGAAGCGCTCCTTGTACTTCGCCGCAAACAGGGACGCGTCCACGCTCTTCAATACGGCCAACTGGCCGCAGCGGTCCAGCTCGTCCCAGCTCTTGTTCGCAAAGCTCCCGCCCATAGGTTGGTCTTCAATGTACGCCGCTGCGCGCATCTGCGGCTTCTGGCCCTTCATGCCGTTCAGCAAGGCCTCGGTGTTCGCGCGGTCGCTTTTCATCAGCGCCTTGAAGGTCGCCACCTGCTCCTTGCCTATCTTGCCTTCGCTCACGGCTTTGTTCACTATGGCTTCCACCTCTGCCGCTTCTGCCGCGTCGGCTTTCTCTTTGTACGCCTTGTTGGCTTTCTCCAACGCTTCGGCCTTGGTCGCCTGGTTCTCCAGCTGCTGCGCCTTCGCAAGCAGCTCTGCCTCGCTGTTCACGTCCTTGAACGAGGGCATCTTCTTCAGTTCTTCTAATAGTGCCATGTCTTTATTTTGGTTTTGTGGCTGCACCTGCAGCCGATTGTTGAAATACTGGTACACCTCATTGGCTGTCCTCGGCTCGGCCTCGGGCTTCTCGCCCATGTCATATAGCCCGTCGGCCAACTTCATCTGCACGGCTTCTTCCGCACTTATCCAGTGGTCTTTCTCGTCAAAGTAGCGAGCGGTTACTTCCTTGGCTTCCATGCCGCAGCGCTTCGCTATCATCCGTGCCAAGTCGCCTTGCAGCGTCTCCATCATCGTCGCTGTCTGGCGCAGTGCCGAGGCGTTGCCCCATGTGCCGCCGCTCACGGCGTGGAGCATCAGCTTCGCGTAGGGACTCATGTATAGGGGCTTGCCGCACAGGGCTATGATGCCAGCTATGCTCGCCGCTACGCCGTCCACATAGATGGTTATGTTTGCCTTCGAGGTGCGCAGCGCGTTGTATATGGCTATCCCGCTGAACACGTCGCCGCCGTTCGAGTTGATTCTTACGTCTATCTTCTCGTACTGCGCCTCCAGTGCCAGCAGCTCGCTCACCACTCTGCCGCTGTCCACCTTCTGCCCGTCGCCCACGTCGCCATATAGCAGTATCGCCACCTCGCCTTCGCCAGGTATTGTGTTGAAAAACTTCATTTCGCGTCGTTTTTAAAATTTCCGCTGCAAAATTCTATAAAATTCCGCCCGTTTGCAAATCGCGTTTTTATCGTGTACGCAGAAAACGTTATCGTCACTTTTTCCAGCGTCATCATAAATCCTCGGTTTGAACTTCTTCCCGAAAACATAGAACTTTGCAGCTGGTTAACAAGCTTTTTATTTCATTTTTTATGGCAAAAAACAATATCGACAAAAAGGACATCGCACAGTCTCTTTTCCTCAACGGCTCCTACACGCAGGAGGAGATTGCTGCCAAGGTCGGCACCACACGCCAGACCGTTTCGCGTTGGGTGCGCGATGGCGCATGGGAGGAGCTGAAGGCTTCGCGCACCATCACCACCGAGCAGCTCATCGCGCAGTACAAGCGACAGCTCGCCGAGATTAACAAACGGGTCGAGGCACGACCCTCGGGCGAACGTTTCCCCACTATCGAGGAGGCTGACGCCATCGTCAAAACGGCGGGCGCTATCAAGAAACTCGAGCAAGACATCGGCGTGTCCGATTGTGTCTCTGTCGCCATGCGCTTCCTCTCGTGGCTACGGCCAGTCGATGCCGACGCGGCGCGAACTTTCAACGACTATTTCGATGCGTTCATCAAAGACCAGGCTGGGAGGGCCCGTAAGTAATGGCTACTGCTAAAGATCGTCAGTCTCTCGCCATCTGGGAGGAGTTTCACAAGAGTCTGCTCAAAGGCATCGAGGTCGACAACAGCCTCACAAGGCAGGACATTGAACGACGGCGTGCACAGCTCGAACGCGACCCTGTGGAGTGGATCAAGTTCTTCTTCCCGGCTTATGCCAAGTACGAGTTTGCGCCGTTCCATGTTCGGGCCATTCGACGCATCATTGCCAACGACGAGTGGTACGAGGTGCTTTCATGGAGCCGGGAGCTGGCCAAGTCCACCGTCGCCATGTTTGTCATCATGTATCTCGCACTCACGCGCCGCAAGCGATTCGTAGCGCTGGCTTCGGCCACCATCGACTCGGCCAAACGTCTGCTCTTGCCCTTCAAAATCAATTTTGAGTCCAACCCGCGCATCCGCCAGTTCTATGGCGAGCAGCCTACCGTCGGACAGTGGACCGACTCGGAGTTCTCTTGCCGCTGTGGGGCTAAGTTCATAGCCCTTGGTGCGGGTTCTGCACCGCGTGGTATGCGCAATGAGGCCATTCGACCCGATGTGCTCTATTTCGACGACTACGACACCGACGAGGACTGCCGCAACCCGGTCACACTCGACAAAAAGTGGGACTGGGCGGAACACGCGCTCTATCCTACGCGCTCTATCTCTGAGCCTACGCTTGTCCTCTGGTGTGGCAACATCATTGCCAAGGACTGCTGCATCACGCGTGCTGGACATTTGGCCAACTCGTGGGACATTGTGAACATTCGCGATGCTGCTGGCCATTCCACTTGGCCGCAGAAAAACAAGGAGGAGCAAATCGACCGCATCCTCTCTAAAATTTCTGTCAAGGCGCAGCAGGGCGAGTATTTCAACAACCCCGTTGCCGAGGGCAAGATTTTCAAAAACCTTCCTTTCGGCAAGGTGCCGCCGCTCTCTAAGTTCCGTTTCCTCATTGGCTATGGCGACCCGGCTTACTCCGACTCGCGCAAGAAGGCGTCGTCTACCAAGGCGCTCGTCCTCGTTGGCAAGCTCAAGGGGGTATACTATGTCATCAAGGCGTTTCTTGCGCGTGAGACCAATGCTAACTTCATTTCATGGTATTTCGCCATGGACGATTTTGTCTCCCACAAGGCCAATGTCTATTGGTACATGGAGAACAACAAACTCCAGGACCCGTTCTTCAACCAGGTCTTCCGCCCGCTCCTGCGCGACCAGTGCCGCGACAGGCGACGCGAGCTTTACATCAAGGGAGACGACCGCAAGAAAACCGACAAGGCCACGCGCATCGAGGCCAACCTCGAACCTATCGACCGTGAGTGCCGCTGGGTCTTCAACGAGCAGGAGCGCGACAACCCCATGATGCAGGAACTCGTCAATCAGTTCAAACTCTTTGAGCTGACCCTGCCTTATCCTGCCGATGGGCCTGATGCCGTCGAGGGGGCGGTCACCATCACCGACCTCAAGACGGCTGAGATGGAGCCTACTTACACAGTCTCTTATCAAGAGCTCAACGAGGATAACCCTTATCGTATGTGACTTCCAAAAAAATTCTAATTATGTTTTTCTATGGGCAACTTTATTTCTTTATCCGATTACGACGCTTCTATTCATCGCGACATCCTCGATGCCTTGTTGCGCAAGGACACGCCTGCCTACGACCCGCAAATCGTGGAGGTCTGCGAGGATCGCGCCGTGGCCGAAATGCGGTCTTATCTCAACAAGTCCTACGACTGCGACGCTATCTTCTCCGCACGCGGCAACGAGCGGCACGCGCTCATTCTCATGTTCGCCGTCGACATCGCTGTCTTTCACATCTTCTCTCAGCACAATCCCTACAAGATTGCCAAGATTCGCCAGGACCGCTACGACCGCGCCATTGAGTGGCTCAAAGGGGTCATGGCGGGCGACGTCACCATCGATGGCGCACCGCTACTGCCAGCTGACGCTTTGGCCGACAACTCGCGATGGCAGGTCGAGGCCGACGAGGTACGACCTGTTTTTCTCTGATTCATAAAAATACTATTGATTTATGGCTAACAAAAATTTAAAATCGCATAAGGCTGCGCGTGCCTCCCAAAAACGCATCACGCAGGGGGGCATGCTTACCGCTCCTGGCCAGCGGCAGCCTGACATCGTGCTACAGATGCCCGAGGTGTTCTTCTTCGACATGAAGGCTTACATGGCTTCGGTCAAGGCAGCGCAGGGCATCGACTATTCTAACCGTGTACGCCTCTACGACATGTATGAGTCCGCACTGCTCGATCTGCATCTCTCGGGGGTCCTCGCCAAGCGCTTGCGTGGGGTCACAAAGATTCCCATCGAGTTCCAGCGTAATGGCGAACCCGACGAGGCTATCAATGCACAGATTCGCTCGCCATGGTTCAAGCAGTTCCGAAAGGACTGTGTGCTTTCCGAGTTCTATGGTTTTTCCATCATGCAGTTCTGGCGCGACGATGACGGCTTCATTCGCTACGACCTCATCAATCGCAAGCACTACGACCCCATCCACCGACGCATTCTCAAGTATCAGGGCGAGATTGATGGTATTCCTGTCGAGCTGTTTCCCAACATGCTCTTTGTTGGCAAGGAGCGCGAGCTGGGCATTTTTGCCGAGCTGCTTCCAGCTGTGCTCTACAAGCGAGGCGACATGGCCGACTGGGCGCGCTTCTGCAACATCTTCGGAATGCCCGTCCGTGAGTACACCTACGACGCTGGCGACGAGCAGGCGCGGCGCCGCCTTGTTGCCGAGGCGCGGTCCCAGGGGGCTAACGCGGTATATATTCATCCAAAGGACTCTGAACTCACGCTCATCGAGGCGGCCAACAAGTCGGGCTCGTCCGAGCTTTACAAAACCTTTGCCGAGTATTGGGATTCCAAAATCTCCATCCGGGTCCTCGGCAACACGCTCACTACCGATGCCAAGGAGACGGGCACGCAGGCGCTTGGCGAGGTGCACAAGGAGGAAGAGGACGAGATGAATGCCGATGACCGCGACTTTATTCTCGACATTCTCAACTACGACATGCGCCAGATCTTCGCCGACCTTGGCTTCAATGTCGAGGGCGGGGAGTTCGTCTATGCCAAAAAGGACAAAATCAATCCTTCGCAGCAAATCGACATCGTGCAGAAACTCGCTTCCATGGGCCTCCCCATCGATGACGACTATCTCTACGAAACGTTCTGCATCGCCAAGCCCGACAACTACGATGAACTCAAGGCGCAGAAGGAGGCGGAGCGGGCCGCCATGCGCGATGCCCTCAATGCGCCACATGGCGAAGAACACGAGGGCAAAGGGTATAAAAAAGACGATTCAAACACCGTTCAAAAGACAATTAAGAACCATTTGAGAGGTTTTTTCGGACTCGCCCCAAATCAATGCGGGGCGGATTCCGACTTCTGATGGATCGCCTCTACTACGACGGCTCCTGCGCCTGCTGCTCGGGGCATTTCCACAATGTCGCGCCATCGTTCACTTTCTCCACTGATGTGCTGCAGCAGTATCTCCGTTCCATCTACAATGGCTTCGACTCCTCCCATGCCGTCGAGCCTACCATGTGGCGCGAGGTGCTCCGCATCCTCAATGAGGCTACGGTCTCGGGCTTGCTCCAAAGCAAATCACCGACCCACGAGGACAACTTCCTCGCTGCTCTCCGACATTCCAACGAGGTCTTTGCAGCTTTCAAGGTGCATTCCATGTCCGAGCGTATGGCTGCGCGACTGCTCAACCCCGACGGCACGCTGAAATCTTTCCGACAGTGGGCGGATAATGTGCAGGGCATTGCCTCTCACTATGTCGGCGCATGGCTGCGCACCGAGTACGACACGGCAATCATACGAGCACACAACGCCGCCGACTGGCAACAGTTCCTGCGCGATGCCGACATCATGCCCAACCTACGGTGGATGCCTACTACTTCGCCTACGCCCGAGAGCAGCCACCGCGCCTTCTGGGAGCGAAAGCTCACGCTACCCGTCTCCGACACGTTCTGGGACGAGCACCACCCGGGCGACCGCTGGAACTGCAAGTGTTCGCTCGAGCAGACCGACGACCCACCAACGCCTGAGCTGAAGGCGGAGTTCGCTGGCGAGGTTCCGCAACCAGGGCTCACAAACAATCCGGGCAAGGATGGGCATATTTTCTCGCAATCGCATCCGTACTTCCCAAAGTCATGCAGCTCATGCAGCTTCTACAAACCGGGATTCAAGGACCGCTTGCGCTCCATCTTCACCAGTAGGAGAAAGAATTGCTATAACTGCCCGTACATGAATGGGTGTATAGACAAAATCAAACGGTCGCAAATCAAACCGCCAAAAGTTGAAGAATACAAGGTCGTGCACAATGGTCATGTACTCATCAGTCCTTACCATGGTGCAAACGAGGTGGATGACAACAAACGTTTGGCCGCATTCATTGCTGACAAGCTAAAAACAAATGTTTACTTGTTGCCAAGGTTGGATCCTTCCAACCCAAGAGAAAACATTCTGCGCCCGATATTGCATCCACCTGGAGTTTTCGACAAAAAAAATCCTGACTTCTTAATCGATGGCAAACTGTTCGACGGCAAATGTATGTACGATTTGGATAAAAACGCAAATTTGAAACAACAAAAAAATGCAATTGAAAACCATATCAAAAAGGCTAAGAAACAAGCCGACAACATCATTTTGGAGATGCCGTCGTTTATGGATAGAAAAAATGCGGAGAATACGATACGAAACTATCTGAAACGCTCAAAAACAAAGCGTGTCATAATGGTTAGGTACTGCAACAAATTGTTGATTTTCAAAAACTAAAAAAGGGGCGGTTAAGCCCCTATAAAGTCAGACAAGCTGACAGTGAGGTTCCGGAGACGACAAAGCGGCTCTCCAGTACCATCGCAAAGGTAACAATAATTATTTAATAAACAAGCATTATGAACAAAATTTTCTCTTTTTTCGCGGCTTCCAACCGCTATAAGCATCTCTTCGGCGGTTTTATCATCGCAGCCCTCGCTGGCTCTTTCTATGCGGCCATTTATGCCGCCATCGTCGCTGCATCCTGTCTCGAACTCAAAGACCGTCTTTATGGCAACCGCTGGGACTGGATCGACTGGCTATGCACGCTCCTCGGAGGGCTCTATGCTGCCTACTTAGTTTACTTCATCATTTTCTAACCATGGACGCAAAGGATATTCAAAAGCGCATCACTCGCCTCAAGGACGACATCGAGCGCGAGGTGCGCGAACGCCTCCCGCGCAAGGTGGGCATTGTCGCCGTCAATCATTTCAAGCAGAACTTTCGCGATGCCGGATGGCGCGACAATGGGCTCCATCCTTGGAAAACTACACGCAGGCAAAAGGAGGGCGGAACCGACGCCAAGTACACGCCGCTCACCTCCCGCCGCAACCATCTCATGCGCTCCATTCAGTATGAGTCGCAGCCGGGGCAGGTCACGGTTTCCAATCCCGTTCCCTATGCGGCCATACACAACGAGGGCGGAACCATCAACACCCACCCTTCTGTCACAAAGCGCATGCGACGCTTTGCATGGGCTAAGGTTTATGCGCTCGCTGGTGTCAAGGGCAAGGGTAAACTCCCTAAACAGTTGCCTGCAGCGGCTGCCAAATGGCGCGCGCTCGCGCTCACCAAAAAGTCTAAGCTCAATATCACGGCGCACATTCCGCAGCGGCAGTTTATGGGCGACAGTCGCGAGCTGAAACAAAAAATCAATACAATTATCAACGAATCTATAAAACGCATAGAAAATGGAATCCTTAATCTCTGAACTCATTACGCTCATCGCTTCTGCCATGCCTGCGCTCGCGCTCGTCGATGAGGACTATGGGCAACTCGAAAACATCGACGACTCCGACGATGAACGGCAAATGTACCCCATTGCCTTTCCATGTGTGCTCATCGATGCGCCCGAAACCGAATGGTCCAATCTCGCGTCTGGCGTGCAGAAGGGGGGCTGCACCATCCGCGTCCGCCTCTGCATCGACTGCTACGACGACACGCACTACGGGTCTGACACCACCAGTCGCATCGCTGAGCGCATCGCTGAGCGCAACGCTTTGCGCCATGAGCTGCATGCCGTACTCCAAAATTTCCGACCTGACGATGATGGGGCGCTCATCCGCACCGCATCCCGCTTCTACACGTTCAATCATGGCATAAAGGTGTATGAATTGACTTACAAGACAACGGTTTCCGAATCCGTTGTCACGGAAAAAGTGAAAGTTGCTGCACATCGCATTTCGCTTTCGGTGTTACGCGAAAACCGCTGAAACCCACGGCGGGTAGCTCCGAGCCGCCCACAGTCGCGCCCTCGCGTATCATCTTACGTATTATCTGCATAATGCGCCCCTCACTGATGAAAAATTCTTCCGACGAGAGTTTCTGCAACGCATCGTCAAACCGAAGTCGCTTTACCTCGGTCCAGTAATAATAGCGCTCAAACAACTTCCGGTCGCGCGCGCTGATCAGCTCCTTGTCTCGTCCTTTACTCATAGTTTGCAAAAATAAGCCTTTTCCCTTAAACCGCAAGCAAAAAGCCACCTAAATCACTCGTATTTAGGTGGCTTTCATCATTTTCCCTCTTGGGCGGCGGCGTCTCTGCGCCAGCTGCTTCACAGTCGGCAGAAGCTCGGCTCTATACGCGTCCACACGCCGTTCTCGGCGTTGCGCTTCGAGAAGTAGTAGTTCGTCGCTGTCGTCTGCACCACGTTGGCTTCCTTGAATAACCGCATGATCTCGGCATACTCCTCGTCAAACTTGTCTTCCAGCTCGTACAGCTTCGAGATGCTCTTGTAGTCCAGGTCGCCTGTCTTGTTGCGCTCCAGCAGCGTCATCGCCATCTGGTACATCGGGTCTTCCACGCCTTTCTCGCTCGTCTCCATGTAGTGCTTCAGGTAGTCCACAAGACGCTCGGCGGCCAGGTCGGCTCGCTCGTCGAAGCCTTTCACCTTGTTGAACTTTACCTCCAGCTTGAAGTCGCCCGACGTGATCGTGTAGCTCTGCTGGCTCGCGTTCTTCACGGCGCCATACTCGCGCATCAGCTTCGTGAAGGCCCCCGTCTCCTCGTCAAGCCATTTCTTGAAGCCTGTCACCTCGGCCTCCACGCCTTCCACCTTCTCTTGCACGTCGTGCATAAACTGGTCGCGTATCGCCTCGTAGCTCTCGCGTTTTGCCATGCGCTCGTTCTTCTCCTCGGTCTGCAACTGGGCGAGCAGGGCGGCGCGCTGCTCCTTGCTCATGTTCTTTACCATTTCTTGTGTTTCCATCTTTTTTCTTTTTTTAATTCAAAATTCAAAACTCCTAACTCTTCTTGCGGATCATCGCCCGCAGTTTCGTGTTCAGTTCCTTCAGCTCTTCCATGTCCAGGAAGCGGAAGGCCTTGCCCGCTATTCGCTTGTCCTCGCAGAAGCGGTCCACGGCTTTCCAGTCGGCCGTGTCCACACCCCACAGCTGCATCTGGTGCAGCACGCCGCTCCGTGCCTTGCGCTTCGCCTTCAGCAGGGCGGCTCGTCGCTCGTCATAGCCTGCCACGCGTTCCATTTCCTGGCACATCAGTTCGTACTCCGCGTCCGTCATCTGTCCAAGGTGCTCCGTCCGCTCGTTCGTAAACTGCCGCACCAGCGTTTCCTTGTCTGCACCGGGCAGCAGCTTCAGTAGCTTGTAGAACTTTCCGTAGTTATCGATGTGGTTCATGCTCGGCCTCCTTCTCTTTCCATTTCAGCCACGCCTCGCGTGCCACGGCCAGGGTCGTCGGCACGTCCCAGGTCAGTCCGTCGGCGGGCAGTAGCGGCACGTTGTTGAAGCAAACGTACACCTCGCCGCTGAACTCGCGCGCCTGCACCACTGTTTCGCTCTCTCTCACAAGGGCGGCTGCTTTCTTCGCCGCCTTTTTCTCGTTGCGGGCTTCGCGCTCTGCGCTCAGCCACGCCTTCATGTTCTCAATGATTTTCATTTCTTATGGTTTTGTTTGTTGGGTTTCCACTTGATGGTCACTTCGGCGTCCATCTTGCCGCAGCCCTCACACACGGGGCACTCTTTCCATTCGCTCCCGTCTGGGCTGCTACGCGCTCCTGCAAAGCCACCGTTGCCGTGACAATATTCGCAGGTGTATCCGCGGCTCTCTATACGTTCTTCCTTGCCGCCAAACACTGGTGGTGTCAGGAATATCATTCGGTGCTTACTGCTCATCGTCCGCCACCTCCTCTCGCATATATTCCAGCATCAGTGCTTCGTGTTCTTCTTCCTGCAGGCGGCGTATCACTTCCTCGTATATCATGTACTGGTCGTCACCGCCGTAGCCCTTCACGGCTTCTTTCGCCGCATTCACAATCTTCTCTACTGTATCGTCCATTTCCTTCATGATTTTGCTCGTTTATAGGTTACTCTCTCATACGGCTTCCACTGGATAATCCGTGCCGCAAACATAAGGTCGGTAGTTTCCAGCACCACACACCCTTTGTTCTTCTGGCTGCGGTGTGCCGTCAGGTCACATTGCCAGTTACCCTCCAGCCATTCGCCCATCACGCTCTCCGCCTGGCTCTTCTTCAGCAGGATGTATATCGTGTCACCCTGCCGGTAGTCGTTCAT